GTTGAATTTGCACCATCAGCTGAATCAGGATATGTGTCGCTTATTGTAGCGGCGTTATCATACTCCCAAATACTATCAGAACCTGGTACATCTACCCATGCCATGTTTATACTCCTAATTCTTTGTCCATGTAATCATAGACAACATTTGTTTCTACATTGTGTTTAAGAGCAACCTTATCTACAGTTGCCTCAACCTCTTTTACAACATCAACATTATCATAATCTACTTGACTAAAAAAGTCATTTACCACCTCTTTATGTTTTGGTGGTAATTGACTAAAAGTTTCTGTGTCAACTACATTTGGTTTAAGTAGTTGATTGAGTTTCATCATTTGCTGGTACCTCGTCTGTAGCAGTCGGTTGTTCGTTACCATTTGGTTCAAATGCAATTTCATGCCCTTGTGTATCCATCATGGTCTCTGTTTCAGGTGAGGGGTCTGTTACTGCCGGTTTTGGGTCACTAAATGGTTGTGCCTCAACATCTGTAAAGATTCTACTAGCAATATCAATCCTCTGTTTATCTAATCCGTCTGCAACCTTAGCTCGTAATGCGTCTTTAAATGCTTCACCAGCGTCTGCGTTATTACCTTTTGACAAGTCGTCAACAAATTTAGTTACATGTTCACTCATTTTTTATCTCCTATAAGTTTCCACCACCACCTGGAATATCTTCCGTAGGTGCTGATATAATGCCGTCATCAATTTCTTTCTTGATTTGATTATCAATGTCTTCAATATCTCTATCAGATTGTTTAAGTATATTCTTTCTAACATACTCTACTGAATAATATTTACCAACATAATCTCTCACTTCGTTTGCTATTCTTATTCTTTCTAAAAGCATTTCACTATCTTTTAGTTCAGCAAAGTGTCCATCTTGCAAAAAGTCATACTGAACATGGTCTCGTAATAAATGCCAGTCTTCTTCCGTGATAACAGCTTTAAGTATTAATTGTGTTTTTAGTATATCATTAAATAACTCTGTAAACTTTTTTCTCAACCTTTGTACAAACTTTGTAAATTTAAGTTCATCTCTGGTAATCTCGGTACTTCTACCAAGATTGAAACCTTGACTTGCTTCTAATCTACTCGCTGGTACATTCAATGAACGATATAGTTTACTTCTAAAGTATTCAATGTCTGTAATTTCTCCAAGGTTTTGTCCGCCAGGTAGTGTAGAAATATCTGTACCTCTACCACCCTCTCTACTTGGCAACCAAAAGTCTTCTAACATAGACATATAGTTTCTGTCATCTCTGATTTCACCTGTTGAAGCGTCATAGACAAGTTTATTTCTATATCTTGCCATCACATCTCTTAGGTATTGTTCAGCTTTTACTTTTGGTAGATTGCCTACATCAATCTTGAATATTCTTCTTTCAGGAGCTCTAGCGATTCTGTAAATCACAGCAGCGTCTTCAATCATTCTCAATTGATTAACTGGTTTAATTGCCTTATGCAAATATGACAAAATCATATTTTTGTTTTGGTCAACTAATCCAGATGGTACAAACGAAATTGTATCTGGCGCAATCTTAATACCACCAGATGTTGTACCGGCAATTCCTTTTTCATTGAATAAGTAATACTCTTCAAACTCATCAATGATTGTTAATCCGTGAGGTGTAGGACCGTCAGGTCTCTTCTTTCTTACCTCTCTAACTTTCTTAATTTTTCTAGGGTCAATGTATCTTAATTCTGTGATACCTTTTCTAGGTGATTCTCTGTCTATTACCTTATGATAATAAACTCTGCCATCAACATACCATCTTCTAAATATGTCGTGACCTTTCGTATTAAAGCTCATCAACCTTAATATTTCTTGGAACTCATCTTCTATCTTTCGTCTAACTTCTTTACCAAAAGGCACTTCATCCAATTTTAAACGAATAGCATCCTTTAATTCATTAGCCACAACTGCTTCATTGACAATATCTTCGATTGCCATGTCACATTCGGGGTGTAATGCTATTTCTCTGTATCTTCGGATAAGGTCTTGCTCTGTCTTAGCCGTTCCCTCCATGTCGAGGTATTGGCCAAAATAACCACCAGCTGCGATAGTTTGTGTACCGTCATCTGCTTGTGGTTGAGTAAAGCTTTGTTTTGGATCCGCCGTCTTCTTTTGACGAGTGATAGAAAATCCAAATAATTCAGCCATAATATTATTCCTTTGTTTATTTAATACTATTTATATAGCTTTAAAGGGCGGTTTTTAGGCCGCCCTCCAAATGTATATTAAGTAGTAGTGTTACTTTCAAAGTATTGATAAGCAAAAGTAACCGAAAATTCTTCGATTGCTTGTTGTTCATCATATGTCAACTCAATCGGTGCAATAATTGTAGGGAAAACACCTCTTAAAGTGTAACTCTTAATTGTTGCTCCGTTTCTGTCTAACTGGTCTACAAATGCGTCAACTTGATAATCCGCTGGATTAGTTAAGCCTTCGTTATCTGTTAAGTTATTGATACCGTTTGACCATCTTTCAAATGCGTTTCTTAATTTAAAATCCGTGTCATTGTAACAAGTAACTGACCAATCTTCGATTGTTCTATCTCCTGCAATTTTAATCGCTCTTCCTCTGAAAGGAACATTAAAACTAGGTACAGTCATACCTGGTAATGATGTTGAACGACATAAGAAAGCAAGGTTTTCTATTTCGCCACCAACTTGTGCGTAACCAGGAAAAGGCATTGTTACCTTAAACTGATTGGCTCTAGCGCCACCGCCTGCAAGTTTAGCTTTGAAGTCATTAATGTTTGCCATTGTTCTTTCTCCCCTTAACCTGCAACTTCATCAAAACTGACACCAGTTCTGGTTGCGATAAATTGTAAAGTAATGAAGTTAATGCTTCTAGCAGGTTTCACAAAGATTTCTGCTATGAATTCATTTCTATCAATTACTTCACCTGTGTTGTTAGTTTCATCACATACTACTAAAAAGTCTGTGATACCTCTTCGACCTTGTACTTCTCTTAGGAAAGGTTCTACAATGTTTCTAAAGTTTGCTCTTGTAAATTCATCATTGAATTCAAACAATTGAAATTTAGAAGCAGTAGCGATTGCCTTCTCTAAAACGATAAACAGTCTTCTCACATTGATTCTATCAAATGCTGAAGGTGCTGTTAATCCAGTTTTATCTCCGAATAATACAGTTCCTTGTCCTGGGAATGTTGCCACAGGATTTACTCTAGCTCTGTATAATTCATCTCTTTGAGTTTTACTTGGATTAAAAGCAAGTTTTACTGCGCCTCTAACAATACCTCTATTCAGACCAGCAGGTGAAAACCAACTGTCTGCAATAAGGTCCGTTCTAGCAGCTAGACCTGCAATGTCACCGTTTAAAGGTACATATCTATAAACATCAGCATATCTGTCATACTGATATTTGTAACCACTATCAAAAACCACATAAGATGATGAACGAATTCCGTTAAAGAATCCGACAATGTTATCTTTTTGTGTGTTTGTGTCTGATATGCCTACAACATCACTTCTTTCAGGAGAAGCAAATATAACAGCGTCTTTTCTGTTTTCTGCAATCGTGATTAAGTTGTCGATATGTGTAGCGTCACCGTCAGCGGCCATAATTAATCCAACATCTATTGTTTCTGCGTCTTGAAATTTCTGATAAGCAGTTAATTTCTGACCAACAGTAGCTGTTGTACCATCAGCACCACTTTGTAGTGATACAGCACTTACAGTAGTTACATCTGTGTATGTAGTTCCTGCCGCCGCTGTTCCCCAGTTTGAACCTGAAGCGTTGTGGTCCATCCAGTAAATATAACTTGATGAGTTATAAATTACATCTGGATAATAGTTTACAGAACCTTGAGGTGTTTTTGCGTCTGAAGCTTTTGATACTGCACCAAAAGATTCTAAAATATCACCTTTTGTTCCTGTGATACCACCGTCTTCGTCAACTACAACAATATGTAATTCGTCATTTACACCACTTAATGCTGTTGCATATGGTGATGTTCCTGGCGCCTTATCAAATAAGTCGTAATGTCTCCATCTTCTTCTTACTTGAGCACCATCTGTGATAACTTCATGTAAACCTGAAGAGTCTGAAGCACCGAAGTATTGTGGTTCTTCTTTTCTTACAATAGTTAAATCGTTAGTTGAAATACTAACTACTCTATATTCGTATGTGTCACCAAAGTTAACAATATCTCCTGCGATAATGCCTGTTCCTGATGTAACCGTAACTACTGTATCTCCGACACTTGTTGAAGCGTCATTTACAGTTGTCTTACTAGTTTCTTCATAAACAGTAGCAGATGGACAGGTATCAATTCTTAAATTGTTTCCCCATGCACCGGCTGTTCTTGCTGCCCATAAACCTACGGAAGCAGAACCATCAGCATAATTGTCTTGGTAATCAGTCGTATTTTTTACTACAAATGCACTACCACTTTCGGTAGCGTTTGATACAGATGAATTCTGTACACGAACCACTCTTAAAGAATTAGAATATGCTAAAAAGTTAGCTGCGGTAAAAAATCCCTCAAAAGTTGATGAGTTAGGTTTACCGAATTTACTTACTAATTCCTGTTCGCTAGAAATACTAACCACTTCGTCTAAAGGTCCTTGTGTTGCTTGGAAAGCAACTGCACCTATAGAAGTCGAAACGGCTGGTATAATTCTAGTAAGGTCTTTTTCCTGTACGAGAACACCTGGTGATACTTGAAATGCCATTTAGGTTTCTCCTTTTAATTAGCTAATTATTTTAAAATAGTCAATACTCATAAGTTTTCTTATGCCCATATTTAAAATTCAATCTTACTGATATTTATAATATACTAAAACTACACTAGTTTCCTTTATGTACGACTGGATGCCATACCGTACCATACTCATCAACCTCAACCTTTTCGTGGTCTGGTGTTCCGTCATCTACGAAACCAAATGGCGCCATGTCCTGTTCAATTAAAGACTGTTGTTCTTCATACAACATTTGTCTTGCGTTAGTATCTGTCATCTCTTTAAAGAATGGTTGATTTGATAACCAACCAAATATAACTAAACACATCATCAAGTCATCATTATTACCCTCATCAGCTTGCCAAGATTGGCCTTTTCTAACAAAGGTGGACATCTCTTCAATGATATTGAAATCATTAATTACAATTTTATCTGATTCGATAAGGGTTTTGATGTTAGCACAACCAATTTTTTTAATTTGTTTGGTCATCTTAACACCAAATCCCGAACCTCTCCCACTAAAGCCAGCTCCCAAAATCTGACCTGCTCTACCTCTCTGTGTCGTCATCAATAGATTGTCATACTCTAACTCAAACTGTAAAGCTTCTGCAATCTGTTGACCTAAATCATTTGTTTCTACTAAGACATGAGCATGATTATATGCATTACAAACCTTTTCAATTGTATGTGGAAACAGTAATGGTCTTATTTCATTGTTACGAAACTTTGCAACAATTTTAAATGGCATTTGTGTTACATCTAATATTACAAATGCTGAATAATCTTTTGATACACCTCTGGCGACATCAACTGTACATACATATGTGTTACCTTTTTTAGGATTTTCATACACATCTAATCCTGCATTTGATTCAAGAGGATTACTATACGACATGTTTTTAATTTTTGCTGGACTGATAAGTGTATTAACAGAACCTAAAAACTCACACTCAAACTCTTGTTGGAATTGTTCAGCTGAGGTGTTTCTAATTGTCGCCTCTTTCCAGGCCTCATCTCTACCTGGCACCTCTGACCAATGTACTTCAATAGGTATATAATCGTTTCGTTTATTCTCTGCGTCTGTCCATAATTTATAAAACTGATTCATACCGTATGGTGTAGATACGATAATCATTTTTGTTTTTTGTCCAGATGATATAGTAGGATATACGGCACTAAAAAACATCTCTGCTATATTAGCAGGTACGAAAGCAAACTCATCAAGAAAGATAATGTTGTACGAACCACCTCGAATAGCACTTGAAGATGTTGCAGCCGCCACAATGATTGACTTGTTTTCTAATT